TTTTCGAACGTGATGCTAGAGGTGGAACTCGATACACAGAAATCCTTAAAAGCCATTTCGGAGTTACTTCTCCAGACTCGAGACTTCAAAGACCCGAATATCTTGGTGGCTCCTCAACAAGAATTAACGTCACACCAATCCCTCAGACTTCTGAGACTAACACTACACCTCAAGGAAACCTTGGAGCTTACGGAGTTGTTAGTTCTAAAAGACATGGATTCAATAAATCCTTCGTCGAACACGGCTTCGTAATCGGACTACTTTCCGTTCGAGCCGACCTAAACTACCAGCAAGGACTAAATAAAATGTGGAGTAGACGAACTAGATTCGACTTCTACGTTCCTGCCCTTGCTCACCTTGGCGAACAAGCCATACTAAACAAAGAAATCTATGCTCAAGGCACTTCTGCCGATGATGACGCATTTGGATTTCAAGAACGATGGGCTGAATACAGATACAAGCCCGCACAGATCACTGGCTTATTTCGTTCTAATGCTACTACTTCCCTTGACACTTGGCACCTTGCTCAAGACTTCTCTTCACTTCCCGCTCTAAATGAGGACTTCATTGTCGAAAACCCTCCAATAGATCGAGTAATCGCCGTTCCTTCTGAACCACATATGATTATCGACGGATATATGGACCTAAAATGCACTCGTCCTATGCCTCTATTCTCAGTTCCCGGAATGATAGATCATTTCTAAGGAGTACCTATGGGATTTAATCCTCTTTCTATGTTAAACCCTGTCGCTGCCATTGGCACAGCGACACAACTTTTTGATGGATATCAAAACCGTAAATCACAAGAAAAAGCCAACAACCAAAACATCGCTCTCTCACGAGAGCAAATGGCATTCCAGGAAAGAATGTCAAGCTCCGCTCACCAACGAGCAATGACCGACATGAAATCTGCCGGTCTTAACCCTATTCTGGCTGCTCGTTCTCCCGCATCTTCTCCCTCTGGCTCATCTGCTCAAGTACAAGCTCTACCACCTCTTGGCATTGGTTCTGCTATTAGTTCTGGGGTCGCTACCGCAGTACAATTAAACCAAGCCAAAGAAAACGTAAAACTCACCCAAGCCCAAACTGATAAACTAAACGTCGAAACTGTCCTAAAAGGCAAAGACGTTCCAATTGCCGAAGGCAAGACTCAATTCTACCAATGGGCTATGGAAAAACTCAATTCTCTCTTCAACCACTCCGCCAAGGAATCTTCGTCTAATAAAACCGACTCCCTAGGAGAGGACTTTTATAAAAGACCTGGTAAACTTAAAACCCAAGAAGATCTTAAAAAACTTTTAAACAATAAAAACAAAAAACAATCCGGCGCCTCAGGAGGCTACTAATGAAAAAACCAAACAATATTTACTACCGTAAAGCCGTTCAGTATAAATCTGACAAACCATCTAAAACCCAACAAGACCAAGCCGCCGGCACCGAGATCAATCTAATTATGGCTCGGTATCTTAAGACCGGCGAGCTCACTCACATAAAAGAAAATCCACGCTATGGAGATTTCGCTAATATTACCACCTACCAAGACGCTCTTGATGCTGTCATTGACGCACAAGACCAATTCGCTAAACTACCATCTAACCTCCGAGACTTATTCGGAAACGAGCCTAGCAAGCTCGTAGACTTCATGTCTGACAAAAACAACCACGCTCAAGCCATTGAGCTAGGGCTATTACCAAAACCCAAACAAACGAAACCTCAGGCTCTTCAGGACGTTCCTAGTAAACCAACGGAAACTACTCCTCAGAAAGAGCCTAAAGGTGACGTAAAACTTTAGTTTTGCTAGCCCATCAACAAGGGAACAGTGCTCTCTCTTGTAGTACACTGTTCCCACTCATATTTCTAAAGGAGAATTTATGAAACGAAGAAAAATGAACAACAAGCAATCTAAGAAATTATTTCGAAAGACTGCTAAAAAATTACACAAAAAAAATCTAAAAGTTCCCTCGATGAGAGGCGGAACTAGACTTTAAACAGCATAAGGAGCAGCCGCATGCTATGTAACTTCCCCGTGAAAATGTATGTTCTCGAAAACGGAGAATATACTCACAATAAAAACACACAAAAGATTCACAGAGAACTGACACGTCCCTGCGGACAATGTCTCGCTTGTCGACTCACAAAAATAGAATCTTGGACTACTCGCCTATGTCACGAAAGATTAATGCACGAAGATGCTATCTTTCTTACCTTAACCTACGCAGATGATCCCTATGACTTACAACCAAATGATCTTGATAAATTTCATAACTCACTACGATCTGCTATATATCCTAACCGCTTTAGCTATTACTCAATTGGCGAATACGGCGACGACTTCGGACGTCCTCACTATCACATTATACTTTTCGGCTACACTTTTGACGATGCTTCTTATCTTAAGAAGTCTCCAAGTGGCAGAAAGCTATATACCTCTAAAAAACTATCTCAACTATGGAAACACGGACACGCTAACTTTGCCCTTGCTGATGAATCAGCCATGAAATACTGCGCCGGTTATGCCTTAAAAAAAATGAAAGGCGACCAATACGGCTCATGGAAAAAAGACGAATACTACGGAATGAGAACCTTCGAATTCATGCGTTCCTCCCGAAACCCTGCTATCGGTCTACGATGGCTACAAAAATACTATAAACAATTTGACGAAGCTGATTACTGCGTAATCGACGGAAAAAAAACTCAAATTCCACAATACTACATGAAAAAACTTATTGACTTAGACCCTATAATTCATGATAAACTTAAAATCGACAGAGAATTCCTTTCCTTTGAACATCATTTGGCTGCTCCACTTGAGCGTTCCGAAGAAAGGCTCTCTGTCAAAAACGAACTACTAACCCGACTGTTCAAAGATTACAGTCGAAACCTTGGAGATTAAAAATGCAATACTTTACTATCAAAGACTTAAAAGCTGAATTTTATCACACACCCTTTACAGCTCGTAATATCAACGATGCTGTTAGGACTGTTACCACAATGGTAAACAATTCAGACCCTAACAACATGCTTTCCTCACACCCCTCTGACTTCTCTTTATATATGGTCGGAGCCTTCGACGACAATGAAGGTCAACTCACTGCCGACTGGGCAGAACTAGGAAACCTATCACAATTCGTAAATAAACCAACTCCTCTCCAAGGAGTATAAACTTTAGAGAGAGCAGCTCTCTAAAACTTTTCAAGGACAGAAAATGAAAATCACACAATTAAAATTACAACAGATCATACAAATAGCTGTTTCGATCTTTAACCTTTTCGCTAACTGGAAAAAATAACATGTCAAACTTTAACTTTTCAAAAGCACCTAGTGCAGACATACCAAGGTCAACCTTTGACCGATCACACGGAATTAAAACTACTTTCGATGCCGGAAATCTAATTCCCTTCTTCTGCGATGAAGTTCTCCCTGGAGATACCTTTAATCTTAAAGCCAATTTATTTGGTAGACTCGCAACTCCTATTACACCCGTCATGGACAATATGTACCTTGACACACAATTCTTCTATGTTCCCTACAGACTTATCTGGGAAAACTTACAAAAAATGTTCGGAGAACAAAACAATCCCGGAGACTCAACCGACTACCTAGCCCCTAAAATGACTTCAGTCGCCGCAGACTATGTTGAACAGTCAATATTTGACTACTTCGGACTCCCTACAAAAATCGATGGAATCGAACATGCCTCTGGTCCACTCAGAGCTTACAACCTTATTTATAACGAATGGTACAGAGATCAAAACCTTATCAACTCTGTTACCGTCAATAAGGACGACACTGATGATCTTACTTCTGATTATACTATACTTCGTCGGTGCAAGCGCCACGATTACTTTACTTCTGCTCTACCTTGGGCTCAAAAAGGTGATGCAGTTACACTACCTCTCGGCATATCTGCTCCTGTTGTTACTAACAATCAGCTTCCTCTACTCGTAGGAACAACTACTTCAATAGCTTACAACCCACAAATTGATGTTTCTAACTTTATGGTAGGAACTGGTTCACGTGGTGCAACCGAAAACTCAAAATTTGGTGCCGAATCAGGACTACAAACGGATCTTACTAATGCAACAGCCGCAACAATCAACTCTCTCCGCCTCGCCTTCCAAGTTCAAAAACTTTTCGAACGTGATGCTAGAGGTGGAACTCGATACACAGAAATCCTTAAAAGCCATTTCGGAGTTA